AAGGTGGAGGAATCGAAATGAGCGCACCAATCAACGACGGAGGACCGGCGTTTGCAAGAACTGGAGCCGATGGACATACGAGTCCACAAATCGGGATGACCCTGCGCGACTACTTCGCGGCGAAGGCAATCAATGAAGTGGGATGGTACAACAACATAAACCAGAGCGCGATTATGGCTTACGAAATAGCCGACGCGATGCTCAAAGCGAGGGAGGGCAAATGACACCAGAACAACAACGCACAGCCATCGCAGAAGCGTGTGGGTGGAAAACCGGATACCGCGACCCAGAAGCATGGCATCCTCTGCCCGACTACCTCAACGACCTCAACGCCATGCACGAGGCGGTTTCCATTTTTGATTACGATCAAGCCGACGAGTTTGAAGATCATCTTTGCGACATTTGCAAACGGTTGAACGACGAAAAAGAGAATCCTGCGCCGTGGAGGTTTGCAGTTGTTAATGCCACCGCATCCCAACGAGCAGAGGCTTTCCTCCGCACGATTGGTAAATGGAAGGAGGCGAAATGAGCGACACCCCAATATCAGACTCAACACCGCACAACGTGGCCGATCTGGGCATGCTGTGCAGGAGGCTGGAACGCGAACTCAACGCGGCAAACTCAATCATCCGGCAGCAGCAATTGTTGGATGAGGAGAACCTGCGGTTACAAGAGCGCATCAAGCGGCTGGAGGAATGGAAGGAGTCGGCATTGGAGGTTGAACGCGAATGGGACGCCAACGCCATCGCAACACTGCTCGGAGCAAAACTCGGAGAGTCTCAGCGCAAAGTGATTCAGCGCGAAGTGCCTCTACTTTTAGAACGCATCAAGCGGTTGGAGAAGTCCTCGCAGCAATTGAAATCATTAAATAATAAAATATGCGAGATAAATCTCAAAGTGTCTCAAGAGCGGCATGACTCGAATGTCCGCATCAAGCAACTGGAGCAGGAGAACGACGCATTGAGAGCGGATCTGCTGCTGTGGGACAAAGCTGGCATCGGATTCACAACGGAGGACAAACCGTGAACCTCAACGATTCCCAGCGCAAGCTCATCACCAACAGCATTTCCACTGTTTGGAAGGGAAAGCGCGAATGCCCGATCTGCATCAGCCGCACCACTTGGGCCATTTCAACCCTCGTTGAGGTTCGAGAGTTCAACGAAGGCAATCACTGCCCCGGTGCTGGCATCACCCCCCTGATACAAGTCGAGTGCCAAAACTGCGGGTACACCGTTCTGTTCAACGCCATTGCATTGGGTGTCGTTGACCGAGACACCGGCAAGGTGAAGGAGGACAAGCCGTGAAACGCTACACCCACATCGTGTTGCGACGAATGCCTCCACTGAATGGATTCAGCATCAAGACTCCAGAAGGTAAGTTCCTTAGCGACATACGTCCACGGGGTATTGTGATGGAACTCAATCGTCTCAACGACCGCATCAAAGAACTCGAAGCCAAGATCGCTGAACTCCACGACTTGGAGAAATGGTTGGAGGGAAGATGATTGTACCCATCGGCCCTGCCGCATTCGTGTTCCGCCACAATCGAACCGGCCAGATTGTCGTCGCACCCAGCGAGCGGTGGCATGAGTTCTACGACAACAAAGAGGACTGGGAACACACTGCGAGCGTGAATGCTTGCGGAGCTTTACAGTACATCATCGACGCCAAACCGGCTGAGAGGAACAGGTACATCAAATCGCTTACGGAGAAACCATGATCTACTCACAAGCAGGCCAACTGCCTCACCATCAGTACTGCTTCGTCGAAGCATCCTTCCTCGGATTATCCGGGGCAGCATTTATCCCCTGCGTCTGGTTCGGCCTAGTATCCATCCCAGGTCGGATGTGGGGCTGCACCATCATGCTCGAATGCGGAGCGGTCTATCGAGCCGTCCCGCCCCACGCCATAACATTCAGCTCCGATCCAGAGCTTGAATGGACACCTCAGCAAGCCCAGCGATGGGACTGCTACGGAACCGACTTCACCACCATCGAGTACACCTTCCTCCGAGGACTCGAATGCCAGGTCAAATGCGCCGATCAAATCATCACCGGCGACTACCTCTTCACCGCCGCTCCCATCGGCGATAGCTGGAGCCGACAACCCAACCAAGCCAAGGAATTCATGTTCATCCGAACCGATGGCGAACGACTCACCATCCAGCCCACCGATAAGGTCATCTTCATCGAGAAGTCATTCACCGAACCTCAATGGCCCACCGGCCTGCGAACCACCGACAAAATCTACACCTGCGAATGAAAACCAAAAAGAAAAGCACAGTCATCACAATCGACTCAGAACTTCATTCCGAGCTGCGCGCTGTTAGCGAAAAGCATGGAATCAAGATCGGATTTCTCGCTGAAAAAGCGGTGAGAGAACTGCTGGCAAAGATGAGCAATACGACGCAAGTAAGCGCATCATTGACAGCAGTCGCCCATTAGTAAGCGATTCGTACCGTGTGGTACGGACAACTCCCTTCGCTCGCTATGAAGCAGTGGGCGGAGGGATAAATTTCCTAAAACTATGAATCTAAGAGAATACCAACAAAAAGCAGTAGAGTGGGCCAAAACTAGCGATGGTCTGATCATCGCACCGGCTGGCAGCGGCAAGACCTGGATTGCCGCGAGCATTATCAAGCATTACGCAACGCTGAATCCAACGTGGACGTTCGGATGGACAGCACCGACCGTTGAAACCTGCCAGCAGGGTAGAGTTTCTTTGAGGGTTGCCGGTGTACCGGATGAGAAGGTGGACATTCGCTGTCCGCACGAATCTGTAGACTTCAGCAAGAAGCAGCTTCTCATTGTCGATGAAGCAAAGAGAAGTGCCGCGAAAGTTCTGAGAGGAATCATTGAGTCCTGTAACGGCGCGCGTTATGGCTTCGATGCGACTCCATGGTGCGACGATGAAGAGCGCAATGCCGTAACGCGAACGCTCTTCCACAACCGCACCTACGAAATCAAGCGCAGCGACATCGGCGATTCATTGGCCGACGCTTACCTCGAAATCAGCGATGCTACCGACCTCAACATCCATCGGAAGATCGATGACAACATCGACCGACTGTTCACCACGCGCCGTCGCTACATGCGGATAAGTGACGACGAATTGAAGCGCATGTGCGCCTGGGAATCGCTCGTTGAAATCGGCATCTGCGAGAACCGTGAGCGCAACGATTACGCCATAAACTACGCGCTAAACCACCTCGACATGCAGACGCTCATCCTCATCCCTCGCATCACGCTGGGTGAGGACTACGAAAAGCGCATTCCGAATTCTCTGCTCGTCCATTCCAAGATTGCGAAGAAGCAGCGCAAGGCGGCGATGGAGGAGTTCAAGGCCGGTAAGCTGCGAACCATGATTGCCACATCACTGGCCGACGAAGGGCTTGATCTTCCGAATGTCGAACTACTCATCATGGTGAGTGGCGGTCGGTCATCACAGAAGACAATCCAGCGAGCGAGTCGCGCACTGCGGAAAACAGATTCCAAAAACTGTGCGACAATCGTGGACTTTTCTGACAAGTTCCACCCCATCGGAGCGTATCACGCGAAAAAGCGCATGGCATGCTACCGTCAACTCGGTTGCGTCTTCCTCCAATGAGTGCATCAATTACAACGACAACAAACGAAACAGCCACGCCCACAGAGAACGTGGTTTATCTGATCGGCGAACTTCGAGGTATCAGCCGTCAAACAGAAACCAAAACAGGTGCGCTTATGGTGCGCCGCGTTATATCCGTCGCTCGCCATTGGACGGATGCGGATGGCCGATTCCACGAAGACTTCGATGAGTTCGAACTGTCCTCATGGGGACAAGTGGCTGAGAAGATTATGGAAGTCGCCAATGGCGCGCTGGTGCGTGTCAAAGGCCGTGTGAAGGTTGAGAAGTGGAGCGATGGCGGTGACACGAAATCAGCCGTTCGAATCGCTGCCGAGAACGTCACTATCCTTTGTTACTGAGCGAATGAAAAATCCTCACATGAACAAAAAAATTATCCATCTGCTATCTGGCGGACTCGACAGCGTAACCATGATGTACGACCTGTTGAATCAGGGGCATCAACTTCACGCGTTGATGTTCAATTACCAGCAGCGTCACAGCCAAGAATTGTTGTGCGCCAAGTATCATGCACAGCAAGCCGGAGTATTGTTTACGGTTGTTGATCTACCTCCGCTTGGAGGACTGACCGAGCAATCGTGGGTTGTTCCTAACCGCAACGCGGTGTTCTTGAGTGTGGCAGTCAACCTCGCTTGCAAGTCTGGATCTGACACCGTCACGATTGGATGCAACAAGGACGACGAAGAGCAGTTCCCAGACTGTCGGCGTGGATTCATTGAAGCGATGCAAAAGACAGTCAACGAATCTGGTTACAGCGTTGAAATTTGCGCTCCATATCTCGACAAGCGAAAATGGGAAATTGCTGGACTCGCCAGAGATATGGGAATCAACGGATCCAACATTTGGACTTGCTACAACGGTGGGTTGAAACCCTGTGGAGTATGTCCCGCTTGCAAGAAGCTCAAAGATTCTGGCCTATGATCGTGATGTTGGATACATCCACAGACTTTGATCTGTGCGAGAGCGAATTGGGAGTAAAGGTTGAGCAGTTGTTCACTCCGCTTACGGGTCTGAACCCAAAGCGTCCAGAGGGTCGATTTGGAATCGACAACGGAGCTTTCAGCAAGTTCAACGCTGATGCTTTTATGCGGACGCTCAAAAAGCATGAACCCAGAAAAAATCTCTGCCGGTTTGTAGCTGCACCGGATGTTGTCGGTTCTGCGATCAGAACTCTGGAGTGCTTCCAGCGTTGGAGTCCAAAGTTGACCGGCTGGCCGATTGCGCTCGTCTGTCAGGATGGACAAGAGAATCTCTCAATTCCTTGGGATGAAATCGACGCGATCTTTATCGGTGGATCAACTGAATGGAAAATTTCCCGTCACGCTGCTGCGATTGTCAAAGCGTCTAAGATTCTGGGAAAGTGGTGCCATATTGGGCGAATCAATACTCCCGGCAGATACGAATACTTTGAGGAACTCGGAGCAGACTCATGCGATGGAACTGGACTCGCGAAATATTCGCACATGAGAGAATCCATAAGGCGGTCCATTGAAAATCCAAAATTGCTATGAAATCAAACAAACCCATCGTTGCTGTTGACCCTGGTGTCGGCGGCGGATTCGCAGTCAACACACCGGACGGAATCGTCCTGTTAAAGATGCCGGAATCACTGCCGGACATCTGCGCGCTGATCAATCAGCTAAAGGTGGCCAACTCAGAGTTATGGATCGAGGAGCTTCCGAACTTTGTGTCCCCCATGACGAAAAGCTCGTCGATGGCCGTGCTTCACAGAAACCTTGGTCGGGTTGAAGCTGCTGCATACGCATACGGATACGCTCTTCACAGAGCAGCTCCAAAAGCGTGGCAGGCTCCGTTAGGACTCGGCGGGAAAGCATCGTGCAAGGATTATTCCGATTGGAAGCGCAAGCTCAAGGCGAAGGCCCAGGAATTGTATCCACACCTAGATGTCACGCTTAAGAACTGCGACGCCCTGCTGATTCTGCACTATGCCATGGGAGGCGGCAGATGATCCGCAGATCCAATCGCCCTCCAACGGAGAGCGAGATAAAGCAAATGCTCATCGCGGCCTTCTGCATGGGCATGATCATCACATCCGCGTACTTCATCCTGTTCATCCTCAAATGAGCGAGAATAACCTGAAACCTCTCGCAGAGGAGACGGACGTTGATACGCTTCGAGCGGCCATCGCAGAGTACCAATGGTTGGCCAAGATCTTATTCAAATCTTTGGGGTGCGGATGCTACGGAGGACATGACCTCTGCTACAACTGCACCCAAGCTGAGAGACACTACAAACACACAACCGAGACATACAAATAATGAGCGCAATTAAACAACAGACAATCCGAGTGGCAGA